AGCTTGCGGCCCGACCCGAGCGAGAAGTCAGCGTCGCTCGTCACGCCAGATTGGCTGAAGCGCCAGATCGAGGAAACGTTGGTCGAACGCGACGACGTATACGACGCGGTCTGCGCCGACGCGAACGACACGGACGACTATGCCGATTACCGGCACGACATCATGAACGACGGGTAGGGGATTCTGAATGCCAATTCGCCCGCAGCCGGCGCACAAGCCGACCAAGGCGTCTCGGCTCGCCGTCAAGGTCGGCATCAGTTGCGGCACGAACGAAGACCTCTTGGCGCTTCGGCTCGGCATCACTGGCAAGACGCTCAGAAAGCACTACCGGGCCGAGATCAATTTCGGCAAGGCGATGGTTGGCGCCGACCTGACGGAATCGCTGTTCAAGATGGCGATGGCCAAGAAGGACACGCCGGCCAAGATCACCGCGATCATTTGGGCTCAGAAGAACCTCATGCGGTGGGCCGACCGCATCAGCAACGAACACGCCAACGCTGACGGTTCGCCGCTCGTTGGCAACGTGACGAACGTCAACATCGTCACTCTGCCCGACAACGGCCGCGATCCCGAGTTGGTGCGAAGGCTGACGGCCTCGGCGCCGCCGATGAAGCTGATCGAAGGCAAGGTCATCAAGGAAGCGAAGGAAGCGTCATGACGCAGGACGATCTCAGGGTTGAATGTCTGAAGCTGGCCGTCGCGAGCAACGCCGGACAGGAATCCATCAACGTCGCATATCTGTTCTACAGCTTCGTCAAGGGCGTGTACGACGTGCCGCTGAAAGCGTTGCTCGATGCGCAGCTTGCGGCCCTCGCCGCCGCCGCCGCGAAGGCTGCGGAGACGCCTGCGCCAGTGATTGTCGAGCCGGCCGCGTGAACGCGGTCGCGCTGGCGATCGCACTGGCGATTTGGCTGGCGCTTCTCGCCCTGTCCGGCTTCGGCATCTTTTGGTCATTCGACGGGATTCTGTCGGCGGTCAAGCAGACTTTCGCCGACTTCTCCCGATTCCCCGACCCATAATCCAGAGGCGTCAGATGCACCCGATCGTTGCTGCGCTCGTCATCCTTGCGGCGTTCGGCGCGGCGCAATACGCGCTCATCGCGCATGGCGCGCCACTCTTTCGCTACGTCGACAACCTTCACGACTGGTATCGCATCGGCCGTCTCGGCGGCTACTCGCGAGTGAAGTCGTTCCGTCGCGCGCGCTTCGCGGCGCGGAACATTCACGACGCCAAGTTCGGCCCCGGCCGATGAGGTTCCTCGCCATCGTCCTACTCATCGCGTTCGGCCATCCGGTCGCCGCGCTTCTCTATCTGGCGCTCTGCGTCTTTCCCTGAAAATGGATTGCTGGCCGCATGGCTGAGTTCACGCCACAGATCGGCCCGCAGAAAGCCTTTCTCGAAAGCCTCGCCGACATCGCCATCTTCGGCGGTGCGGCCGGAGGCGGCAAGTCGCACGCGATTCTGCTTGAGGCGACTCGCTTCACGGGCGTCAAGGGATTCGGCGCCGTCATCTTCCGCCGCACGCTCGCGGACGTGAAGAAACAGGGCTCGCTTTGGGACTCGTCGATTCCGCTGTATGGCACTCTCGGCGCCGTGCCGCGTCTCGACACCTTGTCGTGGACTTTCCCCGGCAAGACGAAGATCACCTTCTCGCATCTTGAGCATGAGAAGAACGTCCTCGATTGGCAGGGCGCGCAGATTCCGCTCATCGTGTTCGACGAGTTGACGCACTTCTCGAAGGCGCAATTCTTCTACATGCTGTCGCGCAATCGCTCGACGTGCGGCGTTCGTCCGTACATTCGCGCGACTTGCAACCCGGATGCGGATTCTTGGGTCGCCAGCTTCATCGCTTGGTGGATCGACCAAGCCACCGGCTTCGCCATTCCCGAGCGATCGGGCGTGCTGCGTTGGTTCATTCGCGTCGGCGACGAGATTCGATGGGCCGACTCGAAGGAAGAACTCGAAATCGCCTATCCCGGCTGCGAACCGAAGTCTGTTACGTTCATCGGCTCGAAGCTCGAAGACAACAAAATCCTGATGGACGCCGACCCCGGCTATCGGGCGAACCTGTTGGCGTTGGATAAGGTCGAGCGCGAGCGGTTGCTGAACGGCAACTGGAAGATTCGCCCGGCCGCTGGCCTCTATTTCCAGCGCTATTGGTGCGAGCTTGTCGACACCATCCCGCTCGGAACGAAGTTCGTTCGCGGTTGGGATTTGGCGGCAACGCCCAAGACTGAAATGAACGACCCCGATTGGACGACCGGCACGAAGCTCGGCGTCTGTCCTGATGGTCGCTACATAATCGCCGACCATATCTATTTTCAAGGTGGCCCGGCCGCCGTCGAGTCGACGATCCTGAAGACGGCGATCAGCGACGGCAAGGAAGTCCGCATCCACATTCCGCAAGACCCGGCCGCGGCTGGTAAGGCGCAAGTCGAAGTCTACCGGAAGCTCTTGGCTGGCTTCAACGTCCGCTTCGCGGTTGCGAGCGGCGACAAGGTCACGCGCTTCAGTGGTTTCTCTGCACAGGCCGATCCCGGTCCGAGCGCCAACGCTGGCGGCAAGGGCAAGGTAATCGTTCTGCGCGCGCCGTGGAATGAGCGTTTCTTCTCGCAACTCGAAGCCTTCCCGCCTGAAGGTTCCGGCCACGATGACGACGCCGACTCCACGTCGGAAGCCTTCAACGGATTGGTCGGCAAGTTCGGACCCGGCGAAGCGTTGCTCGAAATGACGCGCCAGATCACCAAGCAGGCCGCGGCTGAAGCCGCGAAGAAAGCCGAGCCGATTCTGATGACCTACGCGCCGGGCTCGGTCGAATACGAAATGATCATGGCGGCTGAAGCGGCTGAGTTGGCCGCCGCCGCCTAACCCGCAACCCACCCGCGACCGGCCTCTGTGTGGCCCACGGAGGATGATGACCCATGCCTAACGGCGGCGAGAAGATCAAAATCGACACCGCCTCGATGCTCGCGGCGTTTCAGCCCGGCGCGGCAATGTTCGCGCCCGGCATTCCGCCGAAGCCCATCATGCAGCGCCCGGTGCGCGGCTTCGACTTCGCGACCGGCACAAACCTCAATTGGACGCCGCGTGCGTCCGAGCCGTTCACCTTCGCGCAGCTTCGTTCATTCGCCAACGTCGAGCTTGTCCGCCTCTGTATCGAGACGCGCAAGGATCAAGTCGAACGTCTCGACTGGCAAGTGCGGACGAAGATCAATCGCACGCCCCGCGCCGACAGCGCGGAACGCATCGCGAAGGCGACCAAGCTTCTACGCAAGCCTGACGGCACGACCGTTTTCGATTCGTGGCTGCGTCAGGTGATGGAAGACGTGTTGACGATCGACGCCCCGGCGATCGAGCGCCGCCGCAATCGTCGCGGCGATCTCATCGCCCTCGACGTGGTCGACGGCACAACGATCGTGCGCAAGATCGACGAGGATGGACGGACGCCGAAGGCTCCGCTTCCCGCCTATCAGCAAGTGATCAAGGGCGTCGTCTGGAATGACCTGACGACGGAAGATCTGATCTATCTGCCGCGCAACCCGCGGCCCGGCCACCTTTACGGCTTCGGCCCGGTCGAACAGACGATCGTCACGCTGAACACCCTCATTCGGCGCCAGACGCAGCAACTCGCGTACTTCAGCGAAGGCACCGTTCCGCAAGGGCTTCTCTCCGTTCCTGACGGATGGACGCCCGATCAGATCAAGGAATGGAAAGAGTGGATCGACTCGTTGCTCTCGGGCAATGCGGCCGAACGCGCCAAGCTGCTTCCCGTCCCGAACGGCACGAAATATCAGGGCTTCAAGGAAAGCCCGATCAAAGACGAATTCGACGAGTGGCTTGCTCGCGTCGTCTGCTACGCCTTCTCGATCCCGCCGACGCCGTTCATCAAGTCGATGAACCGCGGCACCGCCCAAGAAGATCAAGACCGGGCGATGGAGGAAGGGCTTTCGCCGATCCTGAAGTGGGCGAAGCGTCTCTTTGACGGCGTCATTCAGGACGATCTCGGCTTCGCCGATCTCGAATTTGCGTGGGTCTCGATCCGCGATCTCGACATCGAGAAGCAGGGCCGGGTTCACGACATTTACCTCCGCAACGGAACGCTGTCGATCAACAACGTCCTCGACGATCTCGGTCGCGACGGCATCGGCGCCGATGGCGACAAGCACTTCATCTACACCGGCACGGGAGCCATGCCGCTCGACATGGTCGAGGAACAGGCCAAGGCGACCATCGCCGCGCAGAAGGCGCCGCCCGGCGGCCGTCCGACTCCTGGCAAGACGGTTTCCCGTCCCGCTGCAACTTCATCTTCTCCCTCTCCACAACGCCCGAAGGCTCAGACACAGTAATGGCTCCCACCGTCAATTTCCTCGCGCCGCTCGTCGGCGAATCTTTCTCGACCCGCAACGGCAACTATCTGTCCGACGCCAACGGCCTCATCAGCGGCGTCGCCATTGGCCCGCAGATCGCCGACCTTCTTGAGTCCGGCTGCATTCCGTTGGCCGCCAATCCGTTCGCCAACTTCCGCAACATCATCGACGGCGGCGACTTCACGGTCAATCCGATCCAGCGCAACATTCCGGGTCTCGCGACTGCCGGCGTGATCGCTGCGGCGATTGCGGCGACTCCGACGTACTTCGCCGATCGCTTCTCGATGGTCGGCGGTGCGTCGTCCGCCATCCTTGCTTCGCTGATTGCCGACACTTCGCTCGTCGGTTTCAGTCAGTGCTTGAAGATGCAGCGCCAGTCGGGCAACGCCAACGTCGCGCCGATCTATCTTCAGCATGTTCTCGAAACCGCCGATGTCATCCGCTTGCAGGGTCAAATCTGCACGCTGTCGTTCTACGCCAAGATCGGCGCCAACTATTCCGGCGGCGCGCTGACGGTTCAGGCGGCCTACGGCACCGGCACCAATCAGAGTGCGGCGAACCTGAACGCCGGTTCGTGGACGAATCAGGCGAACGCGCTGCTGACGACGCAGGCCCTTTCGACGGGCTGGATGCGCTATCAGTTCACGTTCACCGTCCCGACCAACGCGACTCAGATCGGCTTCCAGTGGTCGTTCACTCCGGTCGGCACCGCGGGCGCTGACGACTCGGTTTCGTTCCAGGGCGTTCAGTTTGAGATCGGCGCGAGCGCTTCGCCGGTCGAGCGTCGCGATGTTCAGGTCGAACTCGAAATCTGCCAGCGCTACGCTTGGGTCATCGCCGAGCCCGCTTCCGGTGTCCTCGTCGGTTCCGGCACGACGCTCGGCGCCAACGTGCAAAACTTCTATCTGGCCGCGCCTGTCCAGTTCGCGAAGGCCCCGACCGTGACGATCGCGGCGGGCGCTTTCAAGGTTGCGGTTGGCGCGGCTTACGCCGCAGCGACGACCCTGGCGGCCGGCGCCACTCACACCGTCAACGCGATCAGCCTCACCGCGGCGAACACCGCGACTGCGGGCGTTGGCGCGTTGCTCGGCGGCGGCGCGGGCTCTGGCTACATCGCCGCTTCGGCCGATTTCTAAGGTCAAATCCCCATGCGCCTTTACGGCACAATCGAGAAGGCCGACGCCGAAACGCGCATGGTCTACGGCTATGCGTCAACTGAAGCCGTCGATGCGTCGGGCGAAACCATCCTCAAGAGCGCGATCGAAGGCGCTCTTGAGGACTACCTGAAGTTCGCGAACATCAGGGAAATGCATCAACTCTCGGCGGTAGGAACCGCCGAGGAAGCGACGGTCGACGACAAGGGGCTCTATCTCGCCGCGCATATCGTCGATGACGCCGCGTGGGCGAAGGTTACGTCCGGTGTCTACAAGGGCTTCTCGATCGGCGGCAAGGTTCTCGCCCGCGATCCGCTGAACAAGAAGACCATCACGAAGGTCGCGCTCTACGAGATTTCCATCGTGGACCGCCCGCAAAATCCCGAGGCTCGCTTCGACGTTTGGAAGGCGGCCGGAACACAGGAACCCGAAATGGCGAAGGCCAAAGGTAAGGAAGCGGCGTCGACCGAAACGATCGCGCCGGTTGTCGAGAAGACGGTGACGCCGCCGCCTGCCGTCGATCCCGAGATCACCGATCCCGTGGCGAAGGGCATGGCTGAAAAAGACGCCGCCGACGCGCTGGTCAAGGTCGCGAAGGCTCGCGCCGCGCTCGTTGAGTCCGGTCTCGAAAAGGCCGTTGTCGACGCGCTGTCGGCAGAAGACGCCGTCGCGAAGGCCGAAGCGCTGGTCAAGTCCGCGCCCGCGCCAGAGGCGGCCCCTGCCGCCGAGCCCGTCGCCGATCCGATCGCCAAGGCGACCGCCGCCGTCGAAGCTCTGACGGCCGCGCTCGCCGCCGCGACGCCGGCCGAGCCCGAAACCGTCGAAAAGGGCATGTATTCCGTCAGCCGTTTCGCCGACCTTATCGGCTCAATCGCCTACTTGGCGAGCGACGCCGAGAGCGAGGCGGAAATGGAAGGCGACGGATCGCCCGTTCCTCAGAAACTTCGCGACTGGCTGAAGGCCGGCGCCGCCATCTTCAAGGATATGGCGAAAGAGGAAATCGATGAGCTTGTCGCCGCCGCGAGCAAGACGAAGAAGGCGACTGAGGTTGCCGACCTCGTCAAAGCCGCTGCGGAAGCCGCCAGCGCGAAAGTCAGCGCCGAGGCTACCGACGCCCTGTCGAAGGTGACTTCCGAACGGGACGGCCTCGCCAAGGCTCTCGACAGCATCACGGAGCGGATCGACCCGCTGGTGAAGACGGTCGAGGCGCTTGGGAAGCGTCTCGCCGAGATCGAGGAACAGCCGTTGCCGCCGAAGACGGCCGGTCCCGGCGCCGTCGTCAAGGCGGTCTCGAAAGAGGCCGACAGCACTGGCGCCGGCAGCGTCGCCAGTCGTGAAGGCGCTCCGTCGAATGACGAGATCGTCAAGGCTCTGGCCGCGATGTCGGAAGATGACAGGGCAATGGCTCTGATCAAGGCCGCGCACCAACTGCCGCACCAAGTCGCCTACCACTAACCAACACTCTCCAACCGAACGCGGCCAAGCAATCGCAAGGCCGAATTTCAAGCCCGCGCCGCATCGGCGACGGGCCTTTTTTTCGTGCCTTTCAAGGAACCTGAAATGACTGAGCTTACCCCCGTCGAACTGCACAAGTCTGTCGTCGACGCAATGAAGACGCCTTCCGAAGACATCGCCCGCAGCATCATGATCTCTGCCGGTGCCAATCCCGATACTCTCGAAAAGGCGACCATCACTTCCGCGACCGGCCTCGTCGCCTATGACCTTCAGGCCCCGGCGAAGAACCTCTATCCGGTCTACACGCCCGTCCGCAATCGCCTTCCGCGCGTCGGCGGCGGCACCGGCCTTGCGACCAACTGGCGTCAGGTCAACGCGATCATCGGCTCCGGTTTCGACGGCATGGGTTGGGTGCCGGAAGGCCAGCGCGCCGGCGCCATGAGCTACAATACGTCGAACAAGGCCGCGTCATATGTGACGATCGGCGAGGAATCCGCGGCCACCTTCGAGGCCATCGCGGCGGGCCGCACGTTTGAAGACGTGCAGGCGCGCATGACCATGCGTATGCTTCAGAAGATGATGCTCAAAGAGGAAATGGGCATCCTGTTCGGCAACACGTCGGTCTCCCTCGGCACGCCGGCCACCCCGACTGTCGCGTTCAGCGCCGGTTCCGCTACCTTGCCCGCGGCGACCTATTCGGTGATCGTCGTCGCGCTGACCGGCGAAGGTTACGCGAATTCGAGCCTCGCCAACGGCGTCGCCACCACGAAGACCGTGACCGGCGCCGATGGCATGACCTTCGTCCTCAATGGCGGGTCGAGCAACAAGTCGATCAACGCCACGCAGGCGATCACCCTTGGCCAGAGCCTCACGGCCTCGGTTACTGCACTTCAGGGCGCGGTCGCGTATGCGTGGTTCGTCGGCACTCTCGGTTCCGAGAGCTTGCAGGCGATCACGACCATCAACAGCCTTGTGATCGGCGCGCCTCTCGCGACTGGCCGCCAGCTTGCGACCGCGATCTCGGCCGATTGCTCGACCAACACGCTTGCCTACGACGGACTGTTCACGTCCGCCGCGAAGGCCGGCAGCGGCGCGGCCGTGATCTATCAGCCGACCGGCGTTGTCGGCACTGGCACGCCCCTGACGGCCTCGGGTCGCGGATCGGTTGTCGAGATCGACAATCTGATGTTGGCCATGTGGAACAACTATCAGGTCTCGGTCTCGATCCTGTTCGTCAACGCGCAAGAGTTGAAGAACATCACGACCAAGGTGCTGACTGGCGCCACCGGCGGCTCGCTGATCAACTACTTCCAAGACCCGAAGGCTGGCGAATATATCCTGACGGCCGGCGGCGCGGTTGAGTTCTACTACAACCCGTTCATGGCTCCGGGCGCTGGCCGCCGCATCCCGATCATGATCCACCCGAACGTTCCTCCGGGGACGATCGTTGCGTGGGCGGCTGATCTGCCGATTCAGTATCAGTCGAACGAAGTGCCGAACATTGCGGAAATCAAGACCCGCAACGACTACTATCAGATCGATTGGCCGATCGTGACTCGTCAGCGCCAGCACGGCGTTTACAGCGAACAGGTCTTGGCGATCTACGCGCCGTTTGGCCTCGGCGTGCTGTCCAACATCGCCAACGGCTAATCCCCGCAGGAGTGAACCGGGCGTCGCGGATCATCGCGACGCCCACTAACCAAGTGGGGAACTAATGGCGAAGAAGGTACTGCACGTCCCGAAAGGGACCGACGAAGTCAACCACGACGGCAAGCTTTATCGCGCCGACAACAATGGCGACGTTGAGGTTGACGCGGAAGCGGTCGGGCCGCTTCTCAAAACAGGCGGCTGCACCATCGACGACGATAGCGGTGACGACCCTGTCGGATTTGTTCGTGTCGCGCATCCGGGCGGCACGGACTCGTGTTCGTGGGGCGGCCGGAATTATTCGGCCCGCAAAGACGGTTCGATCTTGGTTCCGGCGGTCGCGGTTGTCGATCTCGCCGCTCACGGATTCGTTCCTATCGACACGCCCGAATCTGAAGTCGAAGCCGACAAGAGCGACGCCAAGGCCGGCGGCCTGAAGTTGAAAATTCCGACGAAGTAAGGACGCGCAATGGCCAATCCCGGCGATCTTGTGACTCTTCCGCAGGCGGAAGCGTGGCTTCAACAGACCGCCGATCCCGGCAATCTGATCGCCGGGCTGGTCTCTGCCGTCTCGACGCAGATTCAGAACTTCGTCGGCTATCAATTCGCGAGCGCGAGCTACACGCGCACGTTCAACGGGAACGGCGGGCAGAAGATGCTTCTGCCTGACCGCCCCGTGACGGCCGTCGCATCGCTCACGATCGATGGAATCGCGGTTCCGGCGGGCGCGGTCGGCGCGACGCCCGGCTATCTGTTCGACAACAAATTCCTCTATCTCTACGGTGGCGGCGTTGGCGGCTCAATGGGCCGCAATTGGCGCGGCAGCTACGTGTTCACGCGCGACGTTCAAAACGTCACCGTCACTTACACGGCCGGCTACGCGACCGTCCCTTATGACGTGCAGCAAGCGTGCCTGAACTGGCTTGGCTCGGCTTACGCCCTTCTCGGCGAAGACCCGACCGTCAAGCAGCTTCGAGCCGGCGACACGCAAATCGATTTCAGCTTCATCACGACGAAGCTCGGTGAAGTGACGCTCTTGATCCCGCCGGCAATCGCCGCGGCGATCTCGCCATATCAGCGGGTGGCGGCATGAGTTTCGTCTATCCCCGCACGATCTCAATCTTCCGCCTGCCGGGCTTTGCGTCCGGTTCGGCCGGCTACGGCGCGCAGCCCTACCAAGAGCCTCAGACCGCGGCCGGCGTGCCGATCTGGCAGTCGACGCCGGTCCTCACCGGAATCCAATGCTCGATTCAGGAATATCGATCGGGACAACGGCCGGTTGAGAATCTTCCCGGCTCGACGCTCGTCACGCCGACGAACAAGATTTACATTCCGCTGCGCCAAGCCGAGAAGGGATCGATCCTCGTCAGGGACTACATTCTCGACGACCTTGGGATCAAATACGAAGTCATCAATCCGTATTGGAATTCGCTCGGCTTCAGGCTCTACGCCGTGTTCCTCGAAACGTAAGGCGAATTGCATTGGCCGACATCAGCGATGTTGAAGCCGCGTTCGTCGCGGCGATCACGGCGGCGATCTATCCGAATGGGACCGGATCGCCGTCCGCAATCAATTTGCCCGGCGGCGCAAATCTGAACTGCCGGGTTTACGCCGGCTGGCCGCTTCCCGAAACACTCGATCCCGACATGGCGGCCAACCCGCCTGTCGTCAACGTCTCGGTCTTTACGCAGGCGGGGATGGAGCGCAACACGTCGCGTTTCCCGCAGGATTGGCAGAACCAAACCTCGACCGCCTGCACACTGTCGGCGACCGTCGCCGGCCGAACCATCACGATCGGCGGCACGGTGACGGCAGGCCACTACCTGACGCTTCAGGTCGGCAAGTTCGTCGCCTCATACGCGGCCCTAGCGACCGATACGCTGGCCTCGATCGCCGCAGCCCTTACGGCCCTACTTGCCGTCAACATGGCCGCCAGCGCGGCCGGCGCGGTCATTACGGTGCCGTTGACGATGGGCGGCAGGATCGTCGCTCGCGCCGCGGCGCCGGGTACGTCGGCCCGCGAGTTGATGCGGACCGACCAACGCTTCCTCATTACGGTTTGGGCTCCGAACAACGCCTGCCGCGTCGCGGCGGCGAAGATCGTCCTGCCGGCGCTGGCCGCGACGGATTTCTTGCTCTTGCCGGACGGCTACACCGCCGAACTGAAATACGAGAATTCGTCCGACATCGACCGCTCGGCCAAGCAAAATGCGGTTTGTCGCGATGTCTACTATTGGGCCGAATATCCCACGACGCAATCGATGGTGGC